TTAATTTTCATGTTTTTCTTTATTATCTCTATTTTTACCTATATGATATCCATCGCAAAATATACATTTATAAACGCTAAAGTGTTTATCATGTTTTTTCTCCATATTTTCTGCAGCTTTATTTGCAGTTTTTTTTGTATTGTACATTATTTTAGCTTCTCCTGTATCTGCTCTAAAATGAGAATTTTTATGAAACATTCCCCATGCATTTCCAGTAATAAAAAAATTTCTGAAAAATCTTTTTAAAGGTCCTTGTTCATTAAGTGCTAATATAATATTTTTTAATTTCAATTTCATTGTGCTAATATAATAAAAATTTATGACAATAAAAAATCTATGTGGCCCTAACGGGAATCGAACCCATATCTTAGATTTAGGAAATCCAAATTCTATCCGTTGAACTATAGAGCCATTGTACCCCGTATGGGATTCGAACCCCATTCTGTTCTACATTTATCACCTCATGTAATTTTTTTCCTTTTATAAATTTCTTCTTTATAATATTTGTCCATAAATCTTCTTGTTTGAGTATGAGATATATTTAATATTTCTGATACTTTTTTAACCCAGCCCCATTTTGTTAAATCTATACTTTTAATTAATTCTAATCTTTCTTGAATCTCATTTTCTGAAAATTTCTTTTTTCCTCCGTATATTTTTCCAAGTTTTTTACCATGTTCTATTCTTTTTTTACTTGGTACAGATTTCCATACTTTGATTCTTTTTTCATAATCTTTCCATCCACCTATAGTTACATAAAAATCAGAATTTCTATCTTTATTCACATGATCCCATCCTCCGGATCCTCCTTTTTTAAGATTATAACATGATGGATCTAATATTAAATTTTCTGTAACAAATTCAGATTCAAAATTAAGAGATTCTTCATATGTATCAAAAAATTCTACAATTTCTTTTTCAAAATTTTCTATTCCGTATTTTTTTAATGCGTATTGAATTCTTTTTCCTGAACCTAGGTACCCATCGTTTAAATTATTCGTTTTATGAATACCATAATAAAAATTACCATTTATAATATTAGTAATCTTATAAAAATAGTTAAATTTTCTTTTCATTTCGAACTTATATTTATTTATATATTCATAATATAAGTTCAAATTTGAACCCCAGGTGAGATTCGAACTCACACGTCACTCCAATTACTCGTTTAACGACTTGGTTTAGAAGACCAATGAGATACCAGGGCATTTTTAATAATTTTTTTCCTCTTCATCTCGTATTTTTTGAATGTAGACTGCTTTTTTATATCCTGCTCTTTTTTTATCAGATTTTTTGACGAACTGTTTTCTCTCCCTTAATTCTTTTACTACACCTACATTATTAAATTTTCTTTTAAATCTTTTAATAGCTTTTTCTATATTTTCTCCTTTATGAACTTCAGTTTTTAACATTACTTTACTTTTTTGTTTATTTTTATTTTTACTTCTTTATCTTCTTTATCATTTTTTATAAGTAAAAGAATTTCATTATCACTCATAGATTGATATAATATTCCTTCTTTTGAATTTATAAATATTTTATCGTCTATTTCTATAGCAACGTTTAATTCTTTTTCCATGGATAATTTCATAAATCAATTTCACCTTTCATAAATTTTTTTAAATCATATCTTATTTTAGTTCTATGATCATAAACTCTATTTTCATTATAATTATAAGTTCTTATGATTGATTGGTTTTTAATTAACTCTTTTCTTTTTTCATTTTTTATTTCTTGTATTTGTTTATCTTGATATTTTATTATTTTTTTATCCAATCTTTCTTTTGCAATTTTAAGATTTCTATTTTTACTACGACTATCTTGACACATTTCTTGTAATCCTGTAGGCACATGGGTTATAATAACACAAGTTTCAACTTTATTCTTGTGTTGTCCACCAGGACCATGTCCTCGTGTAATCCTTATGTCGAAATTTTTATCCATTTTTAATTTCTTCTAGAATATTTTCAGTATGTTTTAAAGCACATTTACATAATTTACTTAGCAATTCATCTTCTTCATCAGACCACATTTTGTCTTCTCGATATCCTAATTCACTTATTAAATCAATAAAAGCCATTTCATTTAAAACTTTCAATCTTGTTTTTAATGGAATATCTTCTAATAACTTTCTTATATTTGTTTCCATAATTAATCCCACCATCCTCTCATTTCATTTTTCAAAATATTCATCATTTCTTCCCATTCTTTTTTTTCTAATTCATGTCCATCTTTAATTGCTTTTGTATTATCAATATGTTCATACCCTTTCTTTTTTTCCATTATCATTTCAGATAAATCTGAATTTTCTTTAACAGGAATCCATTTTATTTCTTCAGCATCATGATCATAACCACATCTTTCAGCATGATTGTCTTCTATATAATTATTAGATAATTCTACAAAACGTTTTAGTTTTTTTATTTTTGGTGTTAATGTTCTTTTAGTTTCGTAACTATATTTTTCTAAATTATTTAATAAAATTTTAGCTTGATGATGCATCATTAATATCATGCCATGTGAATCCCATGGACACATTTTTGTTACAACATTAAAGTATTTTATTAAATTTTTAATAGCTCGTTTAATGTCATAATATTTATGTTTATAAAACTCCCATTTCCACCAACATTCTGAATTTATCATTTTTTTATATGATTTAAAAAATGTATCACTTGCTTTTATTTCCATAGTTTACTTTAATTTAGTGGGGACAGAGGGAATCGAACCCCCGACTCTCTGCGCGTAAAACAGAAGCTCTAAACCACTGAGCTATGCCCCCTAAAATAATTCCTTATTATCAAATGGCATTAATAATTTAGGACTAATATAATAAAAATTCCTTTTATAATCAGCATAATTTACTAAATTACACTGCCAATATATTTTTTCATCTCTATTTTCTGATTCTAGCCAATAATAACAAAATTCTTCATTTGATAATTCTTCTGGCAATTTTTGATTAAAATGAGATTTTAATGGAACTCTAATTTGTTCTTTTGTAAGTTCTATATAATCTCCCCTTCCCCCATGAACTATTCTTATATAACCATCTGCAAAAAGTAAATTATCTTTTTTAAAATAAAGATTTCTATTAATCATTTTATCCAATATTCCACTGATATAAATCCCAAATTTTTGGTTTTTCCTTTGTTAAAATTTCCTTTTGTCTTTTAGTACAATCCTCAAATTTAAGATTTTTTAATCGTAAAAATCTTTCCATTAAATGTTTTTTCATTGGCCTAATCTATTTTTATTTTTTTAAGTTTATCTATTATATTATCAAATCCTTTAATAGTTTCTTTATTTTTATTTATATAAGTTAAAGATAAATCTAAATTATCAGTATTTCTACTAAATTGTAATGCGCAATCTTCTATTCCTACTTCATATAATTCATGATAAGGAGGAATAGTAAGTAATATTTTTATTGCTTGTCTTATTACTAATTTCATATTGTGTCGTTTTTACATTTATCTTTCCATTCTTTATAAAGCTGCCATACTTCTTCTTCATATTGTTCAATTTTTGGTCTATAATCTTTACCAATATCCCAACATTTTGCACAATAAACAGTTCTATAATCCCCACTTTCTGGTTCTTCATAACCAATACATTCTTCACATAAATCTTTTCCACAATATTCACATTTAGCTTTACTACAAGCAAGACCTTTTATTATTCTTGCTCCACAAACATCACAATATTTATAATACTCTGTAATCTCTTTTTGTTTTTTAACTTCTTTAATCATCTTCAATAATTTTATTTAGTGGGCCTGGTGGGGCTCGAACCCACGACCCCCTGCTTAAAGGGCAGGTGCGTCTACCAACTGAGCTACAGACCCATAGTAGCGGGTGACGGATTCGAACCGCCGCAAAGGAGAAAACTCTCTCCGGGTTATGAGCCCGGTATGTCGACCACTACACTAACCCGCAATATTGTGGATCTAAAGGGAATCGAACCCTGCTTCCGGTTTTTAGACCCGATATTTTTGTTGCGACGGAAGGGCTTGAACCTCCGACTCCTCAGGTATCTGAGTGCTCTCTTGCCATCTGAGCTACGTCGCTAACACCAGGTTTATGTTCGAACTTTATTTCTGGTGTAACATTATCTTCCGATAATAGCTGTTGCGGGAGAGGGATTCGAACCCCCGACCTTCAGGTTATGAGCCTAACGAGCTGACCACTGCTCTACCCCACAATTGTTATAAAAAGAACTATATATGATACTTTTTATTGTAAATACTTATGAATATATTAAAAATGCATTTAAAAGAACCATATATGAATCTTTTTTAGTGGAAGCGAAGGAAATCGAATCCTCCACAGTCTGGTTGCAAGCCAAACTCGCCAAAGCCTTGGTACATGCGCCCCCATTAATTTAAATAAAAATCTCCTTTTTTTAAATAATTTTCATTTACAATACTAAATAAAAATATAAATTTATCTGATGGAAAATAAATGATTATTTTTTTACCATCTATAGCATTTGTTATTTTTCTTTTTTTCATCTATTTTCCATTATATTTTTAAGAAATATTTCTTACCACCAATTCCAATTAGTAACATCTTTTATATCACCCAATAATTCATCTTTAATATGAACAACTGTTCCTAATCCTGATGGTGTAAATAAATATGTCCATCTCTCTCCAGCAGTAGGTATATTATTATCTTTCTTTTTCTGAGATTTAATAAATTTTTCTGCATCTTCTAATTCCTTATCTTCTAATTTAAATTCCATAATAATGATTTTTAATATATTATTTTTACTACTTTAATTCAAATATACTTTTTTATAATATCCAGTTGTCATAAATTTTTTATGATTTTTTTGATATTTATCTAAATCACTTTTTAAATATTTTTTTGTTAAATATTCTAATCTTTTCCAAAAATCCGGATTATGTTTTTGATTACAATATTTTGCTGTATCAATATGAGCTATTTCATGAAGAATAATTTGTCTAACATCTCCAGGATAATTTAAATCTATATCAATTCTTTTTTTATCAATCCAACAATAATAATCATTACAAAAATTAATAGTCCAATCATGGTGTCCTAATTTAACCATTATATTTTTAAAAAAAGATATATAATGTTTCATTTATTTTAAATATTTGCGTGTCCAGAGAGACTCGAACTCTCATCTGACGGGTTAACAGCCCGGGGTTTTATCCTATTTAATACTACAGACACAAATAAACTGAGAAAATTAATTTGGGTATTTTTACTGTGCTATCATTACACTACACCCCAATATAATTTTGGTAGGGGTGTCAGGAATCAAACCCGATCTAGTCGTTTATGCGACGAAGTAACCCACTGTTTCACTACAGTTTGCTGGGGTAGAGAATATCGAAATCTCGACCTAACGGTTAACAGCCGTTTGCTCTGCCTCTGAGCTACACCCCATTTATAAAAATCTGAGAAATTTAAGGGGAGCTTATATAATCCCCGACCTTTCGGGAGGGATTAATGGAATCGAACCATTAATAAACCGATGAAACTCCATCTTTTACTACAGATTGCGGAACACGTGGGACTCGAACCCCTCCTTCGCATAGACAGTGCGAGATGCTAAACCATTACACTACGCGCTCCTTATATTTTTCTTCCTAATTTCCATCCATTAGGAATAATTTCTTCTTTTTTAATTTTTTTATTTTCTTTTTCATTAGTTATCCAACAAGTTCCATATTGCGAATTTTTACATCCTTTTTGTTTTATTGAATTTGTTAATCCTATTTTTCTTTTTGATTCTTCTTTATGTTTTTTAGCAGTCCAATTAGGAAAATATGATATTCTTTTTTCTAATTTATATAATTTTTTCATTGTATTAGAAATTGAATTACGCCATTTACTATCTACCAAATCATCTTCTCTTTTTAATTTAAAGGCTTGGGCGCCGGCAGATGCTGCTTTTAATTGATGTTCTTTAGAAGAAAATCCTCCAGATCCTCCCACTTTTAAATTCATACATAAAGGATCTTTTAATAATTTTTCATTTACGATTTCAATTTCTCTTTCTCTTAATTTTTCCCTATTTTTTAAATACTCTAATTTTTCACAAATATGATTTTCAATGCCATGTTTGTTAATAGAATACCATAATCTTTTTCCACTACCTACATAACCATCATTTAGATTATCTGTTGAATGCATTCCATAATAATAACGATTAGTTACATTACATGTTGTTTTATAAATGTAATGATACTTTCTTCTTTGTGCTCTTCTCATAAATATATAAATTTTATTTTATATATTCATAAGAAGTGGCACAAAAGTTCACGGTGGATCCTAAGGGACTCGAACCCTCGACCTTCTGAGTGCAAGTCAGATGCTCTAGCCAATCTGAGCTAAGGACCCATTTGGTAGTTATATTACCCGAGATCTACCAACTCTTGCCGACATACGATTCGGATGAATGATGCGCTTCTATGAGAGGCGTTTCATGTCTTCGTTCCATATCTATGCATAGATAGAGGGCTATTTGGCAAGGGTACCAGGAGTCGAACCCGGGTCATTTCTTTTGGAGAGAAAGATGCTAGCCACTACACCACACCCTTAAAAAAACCGAGAAAAACGAGAGAGCTTGAGCCGGATTTGAACCGGAACTACTGCTTGGAAGGCGGTTGTTCAACCAATTGAACTACGATGAAACTCATTCTCTTCACTACGGCTTTGGAGCGAGATATCGGGCTCGAACCGACCACCTTCAGATTGGAAATCTGACGCTCTACCAACGATGAGCTAATCCCGCAATAATGTGGACCCGGTGGGGCTCGAACCCACGACCTTCTGTTTAAAAGACAGAGGCTCTAGACTTTCGTCAACCAACTGAGCTACGAATCCAAAAAAACCAATACGTCAAAGAACAATCATAAAAAACGGGAACCCTTTGTGAGATTCCCGTTGACTTATATTGATTAAATTTTTAATCATCATCTATTTATCAACGGAACACTCCTCCTCTACGCCCTTTATTATCATTGGCTGCCCATTCCACTACGTCTATATTTACTAATTCTTTTTGCATTGATATATGATTTTATTATATATTATGAATTAATAAGAAAAAGTTTCAACTTACTGTATTTTTTTTTCTTTATTTCTCATAATTTTTTTAATCGTAAGCAAATATAACTATAATTTTTGATATAAAAAAATATTTAATGATTAATTTACCCACCAAAACCACAATTTATAAAGATGATCACAAAAAAATGAACTAATAGCTGTGCCCCATACATTACTCCAAGTTCCTGCATTACACATAGGACATTCTTTATTATATTCATAATGTATACTACATATTGAATACCATCTTTTTTTCCAAAAGAATTTTCCCTTTTCCCTAATCTTCTTTAATCCAAGCTGTTTTGACATCAATATTTTTCTTTACTTTTGTAATATATCTCCAAGGATTTGTAATTCCTATATGTTCAGTTATTCTTCCATCTCTATGTTTTACACAAACTGTTTTCTTATCAGATAAAATACTTTTTGCAGAAAATCCTTTTTTTATATTGAAACTTTTAAAAAAATCATTCATATTACAAAATCCATTATATGTTGAGAAAAATAAACATCTTCATCGGATGGAATATCTTTAGTTAGTATTTGCATTGGTTGATATCCATATTGTCTTAATCTAAAAATAAAATCCTTATGTTCTGGAATATTAAGAATTAACTTATCACTTACAATTTCATCATTAAAAATTATATCTTCTTCTAATATCAAACCATTATCTTCGGCTACAAAAAATCTTGCTGGATTTATAATATTTTTAATAATCAATCGTCCTTTTCTAAAGGGACCTTTCCAAGATTCTCCTAATAAAAGTTGAAAAAGTAAATCTTCTTGTTTTTTTTCCCAAATTTTTATTATTTCTGATGCTTTTTCTTTGTCCATTTTATATTTTATTCATGAGATATAAAAAGTTTCCAAAATAAGGAAAGGATAAAACCACCGAAGTGACTTTATCCTTTCATATAATACCGAGAAAATCTGATAGTGTGTTTTAAAGAGTTTTCTCTCTTGACTACCATCTTAGAAAAAGGGACTTAATACGAATTATGTCGCTTAAGTACCGTCGTTTACAACGGGCGACCCCATAAGGGAACCTTTTAAAAGACATTAGTAGTCCTACATATTTGTTTAATTTAACTTACGAAGAACCACTAAGCATTACTACGGTTTTTAATATTTTCTGAGAAAAATTGTATTGCGTGTTTTAAAGAGTTTCTCTCTATAAGGTTTTTTCCAGACCTAATTAACTGTCTTAAGTACAAGATTTATTTTTTCGTCCTGTTAGCCATCTTAAGCTCTACTATTTTTGACATCCGAAGAAGTCTCAAGTTTTTAGCATTCATTCTATTTATGTATAGCAAATAACTAATTTTAAACCAATCAGCAAGGTTTCATTCCGAAGAATGATTTGTTTACGAAGTACCGCACCTACTAACTACAGAAATTATAATTATGTTAAAGAACTTTTATTATATATGAAATTCATAAAAAGTTTTAATAATAGCTAATGCAAATGAATTATTTTTAGTATTTAGATAAAAATAAATTAATATGCTTGATGATTTGTTCAAATCTCCAATCATAACCGCCACTTTCTCCTTTATTTTTTGAATATGGAAATTCTTTAAATTTTATTCCAGATCTTTTAAATTGCCCTCTATGGGAACGATCTAATTGTCGCCTTCCGGCTGGTTCTAATCTTCTTCCATCTTGTATATATGGTGCATCTGCATTTAAGTAAATATACAAATCCATTTCATTAGCCCTTTCAATCCATGGTTCAAATTCAACTTCTTCATTACACATGAATTTAGCATATGATTTTGTTATATTAATATCTGTATCTATAAATAAAATTTTATTAGCTTTACGAGTAAACCTACGAATATTTTTTGCGTGTTCAACGCCAATTAATTTGATAGTTTCTACATCAGTATCCTTAGTATGTTGAACTAATGCATCTCCAGCTTCAGGAGCCCAAACTGTATTATAATGTTTAGCTAATTGTTTACAAAGTGTTGTTTTTCCTGTTGTTTCTGTACCAATAATTGCTATCTTTTTTGCAAAATAATCTTTAGCAAAATTATTTAAAAAATTCCAATTGGACAATGGTTTTTCTCGTATCATTGTAGCACTTATTGGAACAATTGTTCTAGCTTCATTAAACACCCAATTTTCAGCCCCTAAAATTTTTCCAAACATCTTTCCATAAGGTTCTGATGAAAAGACCTTATCAAATTTACCATATTTATGTCGAATATAATCTCCCCACCACACGCTTTTTTCTCCACTCAATAAATCAGAAGGTTGATTATTTATTATATCTCCAAATACTTCAATTTTTGGATCATCTAGATAAGTAGAAAGAACCCACTGTAAACGATATTTATAAGGAATAGGTTCTCCAGGTAATGCTGCTACTAAAATAAATAATTTGTCACAATTATCTTTAGCATAATCAATAAGAGCTTCATGCCCCTGATGAAAAGGATTCGCCTTCATAATTATAAAACCACTAATTAACCCCATAAAATTCTCTTGTTTTTTCATTATATCTATAAAATTTACATTCCAATAAATCTATTATTTCCTCTTGTCTTATTTTATCTTTTTTAATAAGCACTCCATTTTTATAGTGTTGAGGTTCATCATATTCAACTACTATATTTCTATTTTTATCATATGCATCTAAAAAATATCCTAAATCTTTTATATAAAATTCGCCGCCGTTCTCTGCATGTCTTAAATTCCAATTATGTTCTTTAGATAAATCATCAAAAAATTTACATGCTTTATAATTATATCTTGGAACAATACTGCCATTTTTATTTTTTATATAATTGATGGCAGCAATTCTCATTTTTTTAATGGTTTCTGGCGTGTTTTTTCTTCCAGTATTTTTTTCAGCAACTATTTTCCAAGGGTTTTTTTCTCTAATTTTTTCTTTTACTTCTGGCCACGTAAAAGGATTTCCCCTTTCTTCCATAAATTTTTTTAATCCTTTTTTTGTATTTGGATGGATTGGTTTTCCATATGCTGGATTTCTCTCTCCTTTTTTATTACAACTAGCACACAAATGTTTATTAATATTTTTATCTAAATCACATAAACGTTTTTTTATTATTTTTCCGCAACCATCACAACTAACTTCTATTTTTTCTCTTCTATGAGACGAGGTTTTTAACAAAGACCAATGAACATCAAATTCATCTCCAATTTTTACTTCCTCTTTTAAAATTTTCTTATAAAAACCTTTATTTCTTGTATTTTTAATTTTAATTCTAAATGTTTGATTATCTTTTATGAACATAGTTTTATTTTATATATTATAAAACAAAACTACTTTATACCATTTCATAAAAGACATGAAGGCATATATGATCCTTTTAATCCATTTTTACTCTATTTTTGTTCTTTTACCTTTTTAACACACTTAAAGTTAATACTTGTAATATCATGAACTTTCCCTCTACCATCTCTATAATAAACATCTAATTTTTCATCACATCTAATATAATTAACAGTACCTAATACTGAATCTTCATGATTAAATCTAACAACATCTCCAATTTCAAAATCTTCAACATCATTTGCTTCAACTTGTTCTTTTGAGGCATCCCATTTAGCAGTGGTGGTTGTTTGTTGTTCGCAGCTATAAGAGATTAATACAATTACTAATAATATTATTTTTTTCATATTTTTAATTTTTTATTTCTATGTTTCATGATTTCTCGTTTTTCTAAAATATATTTTTTTATATAAATATGCTCAGCTCTTCTTAAAACTTCTTCTTCAGTTAAACCGAAATAAAATAAGTTACTGTAAGCATCATCACTATATCCAATCTTCATTCCAATTGTAGTCCCTCTTTCTGTGGTTACAGAATAAATTCTTATTTTATTCCTGCCTTTCCTTCTAAGTTTTTTTAATAATTTTACTTTCATGTTCTTGATTCTTCAGTTTCAAATTTATAAATTGGATGTAAAATAGATTTTTTATTCTTTCGTTTCAATCCATTTTTAGTTATTTTTTTAAGTGCGTTGTTTATCACTCGAGCGCCGCTATACACTTATTTCTCCTTCTCCCTTACCCTCAAGATAGAGATCCCTTGGATTTGTTGCTTCTGCAGTCATTTGTGGAATCCCATTACGGACGTAATTAACAAATATAGCTTTTTTATTCCATGATTTTACTATTCCGTATTCACAATCAGGATGATTAATATCACCATTTGCATGTGTAGGAACATAAATTACTCTGTCACCAATCTCAATGACTTCTTTATTACGTTTTCTATCAAGTTCATACGTCATATTTTATATTTCAATGAAATTAAAAAGTGAAATCCTGCTTGTTGAAAATATCCTGGTTCTCCATCAAATCCAATATTTCCATATGTGTAGTATAATTTATTAAAAATATTATTTAAATGCAATCCAAGGTCAAATTTATTAAATTTTATTGAATTATAAAAATTTATTATAGAATAAGATGGAATTTTATTTTCATTAGTTAAATCTATATATGATTCACTATTATATCTTAGGGTCACCCCTGTTGTAAATTTATTTAGGTTATAGATAATATCTGATGTTGTAATAAATGAAGGGGAGAGTACGTGAGTGAACCTAGTGTCATCTTGAATTATTACATTATGAGATAATGATGAAACATTAATAAATTTCCAGTTTTGAAGTTCATACTTAAAATCTAGTTCTATTCCGGCTCTATAACTTTCAGTAACATTTGAATGAATTACAATTGAATTTGGTCCAATTTTACCATTAAGAACTATTTCATTAACAAAGTCCATATAATATCCATTAATGTTAAAAAATATATTTTCACCATAAAATTTTGTTCCTATTTCAAAATCAACAACTTCTTCAGGAATTATATTTGAATAAATTTCTTTGTTATATTCATCAGAACCACCAAATAGATCTGTTCTTGTTGGCTCCCTATGATTTTGTCCAAGACCCCAATAAAAATGAATTTTATCTGTTAAGTTTGTTGTTGAACCTATTGACCAATTAAAAAATCCCCATTTTTGTTGATCTAAATTAAAATCTTCGGATAAATCTTGATAATCAAATATTGTAAATCGATATTGAAAATCTCCATATAAAGTAAAATTTCTTATTTTATATGTTGTTTTAAAATATGGTGATATTTCATTTCTTGTTCCATAATTTTCATTATATGTTTCATAAATATTAGGAAATGCTATTAAATTGTCATGATTTCTTTTATATGTATATGCAGATATTCCAAGAAATGTTTCATCAAATAATTTAGCATTTATATTAGTTCCAAACCAATTTGAATTAAGAGATAATTTATATGATGTTTGATTAAAGATTCCATTAAAATGTCCTAAATCCATATTATACCATCCATTTAAATATGTATGATAAACAACAGCGTTTAAAGATTTATTATTATAATGAAGTTGATTATGTACATAAAGAAATTCATCCCTTTCAGTTTCTTTATTAGCATTAAATCTTCGATCATTTCTAATAACACTCATTGGAGCACCTATCCATGCCATTTGATTATATTGCTTTCCAATAAATCCATAAAAAGTAGTATTTTTAAATAAATTATATCCATAGAACATTGATGATGATTCATTTCCGGAATGGTATTTATATCCATCAGTTTTAATATGTGATACTCGAATCCATCCTTTTTCGGCATTCCAATTAGCAGTAAGGTTTGAAGTGTTAAATGAACCAAAAGTATATCTAATTTCAGATTGAGTTTGTAATGGTTTATAAGAATCAAAATTAATACTTCCACCATAAGAAGATACTCCAGATTTAGATATTCCTGCGCCTCTAATTATTTGTATCTCTGAAATAGTTTGTAAAAAGTTAGTGTAATTATTAAAATAAATTCCTTGATCTTCAGGTTCATTCATTGGTACACCATTAAGAGTTACATTAATTCTTGTTTGATCAATACCTCTTAATCTATAATAAGAATATCCTGTAAATAAACCATTATCTGTGTTATATGTCATAGATGGTGTGTGTTGTAATAATCCTGCAGGTTCTAGTTCTCTGCCCCTTAAATCAAGTATTTCACTGTCAATATTTTTAAAGGAAAAGGGTGCGAATTTGGTAGCCTTATATGAAGCTGTGATTGTAGTTTCTTTCAAGGTAATTGTATCTTTAGTTATATTACCTTTTTCATAGACAATTTGTCCAAATGTGTTTAATGCTAATGCTACACTTAGTAACAATATAATTAATATTTTTTTCATTCTATTTACTTTTATTAATTACTTTTATATTGTTTACAATGTATGTTGCTTCAGAAATTTTTATGAAATTTCTTAAAAATAATTTATCAGGATCTCCAACTTCAGATAATGCCTCTTTCTCTGAAAAATATGAATGATCTTGAGATATATAAAAATTATACATTGCATCCCAATTCTTTTTTTGAACTAAAACAAACCAATATGAAGTTTCATTATCACTTATAATTTCAGTTTTTTCATAAACTATTTGTCTTTTTTCAATTATTGATTCTGTACCCCATTCAGCAATACTTTGTTCATTTTCTGACTTATTTGCAGTACAAGCTACCATTGCAAAAATAGCCATAAAAATAGCAATTATTGATGGTAATAGATATAAAATTCTTTTTAGTTTCATTTAATTTTCCTCTCTTTTTTATAATGCACAATTGTTATATCCATTCCCTCTAATTCATCATCAATCATAGACTTTATTAACTTCCAATCTCCACCACCAAGACCTGCTCCAATTAAAGGTAAACCTATTCTCTTTCCCTTATATTCAGATTTAATACCTTTTAAACACTGTCTAAGAGCATCATAACTAAGATGAATCTTATCACGTCCATATCTATATTGGGTGTAAGCATTTACAATAGTTAAATCACCATGTTTAGCTTTAGAAAAAGTCCCCAATTTATTATAATCTCCATATGAAGTTTTTTGATCTACTTCCCATGCTTCTGGAAATGCATTCTTTATTTGGGGCGCAATTCCAGATCCCATTGTATTAAAACAATTACATCCATGAACAATCACATCAAATTTTCCTTGTTTTGCAAGTTCTATTAAATCTCCTTTAATTTCTTTCATATAATTTTAAATTAAAATATTTCTATTTGTAGCCTCTTTTAATCCTTTTGTATGATATTTTATTAACTTTTCTTTCTGGAGTTTCAATAATTTCTTTTCGAATTCCTCCGTAAGTTCAAAATTCTTATTATATCTGGCACAATCTAAACACCACCAAGTCCCACCATCTGACCATGTTACGCTATAAGGTTCTAAAACACCACAACTTTCACAATCACTGTATATTGTAATTGAGAAATTTCCTAAGTCACATTTGTTTGATAGTTTCATATTAATTTTTTAATTAAATGAATCTAATATTTCTTTTATTTTATTCATTGTTTCTATAGCATGTACTTCTGTTTTATCAGCTAATAACTCTAACTGTTTTTTTAAATCTCCAGAGTTACTTTTTATTTTTTCTTTAAGTTGTAAATAAGTATAAATTGAACCCATTTTATTACGAAGATCCGCAAGTTTTTTATTTTCATCTTTGGTCATAATAATTTAAATTTTCCAGTTATTTTATCAATTTTTTTAGGATCACCAGGACCAATTGCACAAGCAGTTATAGTAATTTTACCACCAAATTCGGTTAATCCTTTATCTTCAATAAGAGAACAAGGTAATTTTTGTAATTTAGCTTCAGTATATGCTTTAACCATATTTTCTAAATTCTCAGATCCTACTACAATTTTCTTAAATAATCCATTAATCCATTTATCCATAGGACTATTTTTTACATATAAAAAAGTTTTTTCATATAAATCACCCAGCCCATCAGTTTTTTTTCCGAAAGTCATTAAATCAAAAATTACTTTTAAAGATGCATGAGAACCTTGCGCAATCATTTTTCCTTTACGCATATTTAAATCTTTTCTAATAATAATAACTTGTTTAGGATCATTCATTTTATTTAAAATTATTTGGTTTATTAATAATTTTAACTACCTTATCCCATAAATGAGTAGTAATATAAGAATCTCTAACATAAATATACTTATTAGGAATATTAGCATCTTTTGTTATCTGAATATTCCGGGAGATTTTTCTAGCAGTTATCTCAACATCATTAACTTCTAAAACTTCTCGTATTCCTACACGATCTTTTGTACCTTCACATTTTACAAACATTCCGGGTTTTACATTCTTCTTCATCTTTAATCCCCTTAAATGATCTTTTTCTTTTTTCTTAAGATAATATGAATGATTTTGTTCATAAGTACTTTTAGATTCTGCCTGATCTAATTTATGAACTTGTTTTAAAAATTCTTTTCTATCTTCAGGTGAAAGAGAAGAAAAATATTTAGTTAATTCAATAATTTTATCTTTTATGGGCTGCTTAAATCTCCAAGTATGGCTACCATATCCACTTATTGTAATCCAACCTTCCTCGCCTGCAGTTATTCCACCACCTTTAACATCAAACCCACATCTAAAATCTTTTCCTTCTACTGTAAAAAAAGCTGAATCTTTACCATTTGGTTTCAATGAAATACCCGTAATTTCAGTAACCATTGGGTTTGCGCCCATACCTCGATCAAAATTATCACCGAAATCTTCTAAAATTCCACCTTTCCATTCATTTTGTCTCTCAACAAACTGACTCCATAAAGGATATTCTTTTCCATTTACTACCATTTTTATTTAAATTTAAGTTAAAAATCCAAGATTATGTAATTTCATTATTAATTCAAATATTATAATTATCGTAACCCCAGTTCCGAATAAATTTCTCCATATATTGTTTTCTTCTCGACCAAGGCCAAATGAAAAATCAACAACAAACCAATAAATAAAATTTATAATATAATAATA